CGCGTTCGCCCTCCAGGCCAAGCCAATCGCCGACATCCTACCGGCCAACGACCCCCCCCTGTCGGTCTCGGACGCCAACGTCGCTACGGCCTACGTGAACCACCTCATGGACCCGAACGTCGGTAACTGGCGCCGGGTCCTCTCTCGTGCCACGCTCTGGGCCCTGATCGCCAACGAGGCCTACATCAAGTGGGTCTACAACCCCCTGCTCAAGCGCCCCGAGTTCATCTTCTGTCCGTCCACGGACATCTACTCGGACCCGTTCGCCCGCGAGTTCGAGCACTCCCGTTACGTGATCCACTCCCAGTTCCTCGACCCGGAGCAGGTCTACGACCTGTACGGGGTCGAGGTCAAGGCGAGCAAGGTCGAGAAGGCGGACCTCGTCAAGAACGAGCTGCTCCGCGACCTCGGCCAGGTCCCGGTCCTCGAAGGGGTCACGGTCAACGAGCTGTGGCACCGGCCCAGCCGACGGTTCCCGGACGGGCTCTACGTGGTCTGGTCCGGGGACACGGTCCTTCACCGGGAGGAGAAGTTCCCGTACGACCACGGTCAGCTCCCGTTCACCCAGATCGGCGCGGTCCCGCGGCCCGGGTCCAAGCACTTCTCGTCCCCGGTCACGTTCTTGCGCGCCCCGCAGGTAGAGCTGAACAAGTACCACGCGCAGCGCATCGCGGTCCGCGAGAACTTCGGCCTGCTCAAATACTGGATTCCGGAGGGCGTCGAGCTGGAGGAGGACCCCGACAACTCACCGAACCAGATTCTCCGTGGAGGTTCCACGACCGGCGAAGCCCCGCAAATACTGGGGCCGCCAGGCGCGCTCCCCGACAACGCTGACGGCGAATGGCTCCGTGCCGAGATGCAGAACGTGGTAGGTATCCACGAGGTCTCGCAGGGCCAGGTCCCCGGTCGGGTAGAAGCCGCAGCCGCAATCGAGCTACTCCGCGAGTCCGATGCCTCCCGGCTCGCGGAGCTGCTCGACACGACCAGTGACACCATTGCCAAGGGGTTCTGGCAGGTCCTCATGCTGGCCCGCCAGTACGTCAAGCAGGAGGTCGTGGTCAACGCCTACTCGAAGGAGGGCGTCGCCGAGGTCAAGCGGTTCTACACCAAGGACTTCGACCCAGCGATGCGCGTCAAGGTCTCCGTCACCAGCGGCCTCGCCTACACCAGGGCCGCTCGGATGGACCAGCTCGTAACACTGTGGCAGCAGGGCGTCCTGACCGACGCCGAGGCCTTCGCGGAGCTGGCCGAGCTGCCGGTCCCGACGATCCTGACCACACGGGCCCACGACGTGCGCCTGGCCAGGAACGAGAACCTGATCATGGCGGACGGTAAGCCGCTCCAGCCCAACTCCTACGACGACCACGCGATCCACCTACGGGAACACAACGCGTACCGGAAGACCGCGGAGTTCCAGGCCTCCCCGCGGAAGATCAAGGAGATATTCGAGTTCCACTGCACCACGCACGAGGCCCTGGAGATACAGCAGATGCAGAAGGACTTGCAGAAGCCGGCCATGGCCGTGCAACTCACCGGACAGGCCCAGGGCCAGCCACCCGCAGGGCCGATGCCCGGCGGCGAGGGACTCCCACAGGGTCCGCCCACCAAGCCCGAGGGCGACCAGGGACCCCCCGGTCCTGCAACCGGTCCGCCGGTCTGATAGTATTCCTTTAATGCCAGCAGGAGTCCCATACGAGCCAGGCGCACCCCCGGCTACCCCTGCCCAAGACGAGTCCCTGCACGAGCACGCCGTCATGGCCGAGCGACACCTGGAACAGGTGGCAACGGGACTGGCACAAGCAGGCGCAGAGGATCAGGTCGTGAAGACGTTCACGCAGATGGCCGATGTGGCCCGGCAGCTCGCCGTCGCATTGGGTCGTGGACAGGAACAGACCGGCGATGGTGAGCCTCCTGCGGCAGAACCGGTGGCACCACAGCCACCCGCAATCAAACCACGCACCATTCAAGGTGCGAGCCAAGAGCTGCTGAGTACGGCAGCCAGACAAGGAGCTTAACTTGGACGGAACGGAACAGACCGAGGGCACCCAGCCTGAGGTCCAAGACCAAACGACCAGCGCAGTACCGACGAGCCCACAGCCACAGAGCCAAGGGGCCACGGGACCTTGGGCCCAGGATGTCGCCGCACAGTTCGACGACCCTGAGGTTCAAGCCCGCGTCAGTGAGTTCCTGGGCCAAAAGGTCCAGCCTTACGTGACGCGGATCGAGCAGGACGCCAAGGTCGCCCAGGAGTTCGTGAAAGAGTTCCAGGACGCCCCTGGTGAGACCTTCCTAGAGGTCGCAACCGAGTTGTACGGCCCGGAAACCGCCAAGGCCATCAAGGAACAACTTGAGTCCCAGTACGTGCCCTCGGACGAGGACCCGTACGCGGACTATGGTACAGCGGAGCCCGACGAGTTCGCCGATAGCTCGCTCGACCCTAGGGTCAAAACCATGCTGGAATCGTGGGAACGAGACCAACAGGAGAAGGCGTACGCCGAGCACCTACAGGCGCTCAAGGACGCCAACCCTGACGTAGAGATCGACGAGGTGCTGTTCCAGCCCTTCGCCGTCGCTACGCAAGGGGACCTCGACCTCGCGCTCGCAGGGTACAAGCAGTTCGTCGAACAGGCCCAGGCCAAGTTCGGGACTGCCGCCCAGGAGCCGGAGCCCCAGGCGCCCCCGGTCCTCGGTTCTACCACGTCGGCCAGCACGGCTCCTGCGACCCAACCTACAGGAGAGTCCCTCAACGAGGCAATCGACAACTTCTTCGCGGAGCAGAAGGCCCGCGGAGGGTCGATAGTCCCCGAGGGAACCTAACCACGACCACACGGAGAAGACATGGCTGACACCGCTACATTCTCGGCCGCGATGAAGACTCGCTTCATCGGTCCGATCCGTGACACCCTTCACAGGGGTAAGGTCCTCCTGTTCGGTGACTCTGACGCTAACCCCGAGCAGTTCAAGGGCATCCTCGCCTCCGCCGAAGGGATCAACTTCGTCGGAAACGAGTTTCGTATCCCACTCAAGGCCCGCCGCAACCAAGCGGTAGGTTTCCGGTCGGAGAACGAGACCCTTCCGGCTCCGGGTTCCAGCTCGTACACCTACCTGACCGAGCCTCTGCGCTACGCGTACGCACTGTTCAACATCACCGGGCAGCTCCTCAAGGCTGCCGCGTCGAACGAGGGGGCCTTCGTGCCCGCGTTCCGACAGGAGATGGAAGACACGGTGCTGTCGTCCAAACTGGACTACAACCGCGCCGCGTACGGTACGGGTAACGGTGTAATGGCAACCCTCCGTAACAACGAGCTCGCGGGCCAGACCGTGATCGACGTAGACACGACCATCAACTTCCGAGTTGGCGAGGTCGTGGACGGCGTCACCATCGCGACTGGCGCGGTCGTCGAGCCCGCAAGGCTAGTTACGGCGGTTGACCGAACGAACCGTACCATCACCGTGACACCCGCTCTCACGAACGGGCTCACGGCTCCGACGGACGGTTTCGTTCGAGCATCGTCGGACTCCACCGTTGCCGTCCCCAACAACTCGTGGAACAAGGAAATCCAGGGATTGCAGTCCATCGTGGACTCAACCGGTACCCTCCACGGGGTCAACCCCACCACCTACCCGTTCTGGTCCTCGACCGAGACGGCGGTGGCAGGCGCGATCTCCGACACCGTGCTTCGCAACGCGAAGGACGCGGTCGGGTTCGAGTCCGGGGCAGACCTCGACTCAGGGCTGGACTTCGCCATGATCACCACCCGCGGCATCCGTCGCCGGTACGCCGACACGCTCCTGGCCAACCGCCAGGTCCAGATCGCGCAGCCGGTGAAGCTGCACGGTGGGTTCACGGCCCTCATGTTCGACGAGAACCCGATCTTCGTGGACGACCAATGTCCGGTCTCCACGGTCTTCGGGCTCTCCCTCCGGGACCTGTTCTGGGCACAGAACTCAGACTGGGACTGGCTGGACGAGGACGGCAAGGTGCTGAAATGGGAGTCTCGTAGGGACCGGTACATCGCGGTCCTCTACAAGTACGCCCAGCTCGGCACCACGGCGAGGAACCACCACTTCAAGTTGACGGGTGTTACGGACGACGTTCGATAACCCCGGGAAAACCCCCAACCGGTAAAGGGCCCCTCATCCAGGGGCCCGTTGCTATGATGTACCCATGACTAGCAGCCTAACCGGACTGGTCCTACTGGTCCTCGTCCTGGTCCTCATCTTTAGGT